GAAGGTTGTATTGTTACATGGGATTTTATTGAAACAATCCATAGTAGAAGTTATACCTATATAATTAAAAATTTATATTCAAATCCTAATGAAGTATTTGATACAATTATTAAAGATGACAAGATTGAAAAAAGAAGTCAATCAGTTACAAAAACTTATGACGATTTAATTGAAATGGGTTACAGATGGCATTTAACACCAGAAAAAGTTGACCTATACGAATTAAAAAAGAAAATGTATCTTGCAATGGTAACCGTGAATATACTAGAGGGTTTAAGATTCTATGTTTCGTTTGCATGTTCATTTGCTTTTGGTGAACTAAAACTTTTAGAAGGTTCTGCTAAGATTATTTCTTTTATTGCAAGAGATGAAAGTCAACACCTTGCAATGTCGCAAACTATCATCAATAACTGGCATGACCGTAATGATGATAAAGACATGTCAAAGATTAGAAAGGAATGTGAAAAAGAAGTCTATCAAATGTATGATGACGCATTACAGGAGGAGAAGCGTTGGGCAACATATCTATTTTCAAAAGGTTCAATGATTGGACTATCAGAAAAGCTGTTACACCAGTTTGTAGAATACATGGCGAACAGGCGTATGAAAGGAATAGGCCTAGAACCGAGATACGAACAAAAAACAAATCCGTTACCATGGGTAGACCATTGGTTAAACAGCAAGTCTTTACAAAACGCACCACAGGAAACAGAGATTGAATCTTATGTTATTGGTGGTATCAAACAAGATGTTAAAAAAGACCAATTCAAAAAATTTAAATTATAATGGTTAAAGAAAAACGCTCAAAATCGTGTTCTTCCTGCGAAACTAAATATACCATAGTATGGGATATTGAAGAGCAGGATTTAGAACCTCTTACATGTCCTTTCTGTGGATTTGAAGTAGAAGAAGTGCAAGAGGATGAAAACGAGCATGATGAACACGAAAGCGAAGACGATAATTGGGATTGATTATAGTTTAACCAGTCCTGCTGTTTGTATAACAGACGATTGTAAATTTGTTAATAGTCATTTCTATTACTTAACTAATAGAAAAAAATACATAGGTAAGATGATGAATAACATTGAAGGTTTTGAACACGAAGAATATACCGATAATATAAAAAGATTTAAAAATATTTCAAACTTTGTCTTTCATGTTCTTGGAAGACATATCTCACCAAAAATAGGATTTAGAAGTATCAATAAAATTTTTATTGAGGGTTATTCTTTTGGTTCTAAAGGTCAAGGTTTATTTCAGATTGCCGAAAATTGTGGTATCTTAAAATACAGATTAATGGACTCACATATACCTTATGATACAATTGTACCTAGTGTTGTAAAAAAAGGTGCTACAGGAAAAGGTAATGCTGATAAAGAAAAGATGTATGAGGCATTTTGTAAAGACACAAAAACAAATTTAAAAAAAATATTTGATACTGAAAAGGTCGGCAATCCTATATCAGACATTGTTGATTCATTTTATATTGCAAAGTTAGGTTATGAAAGTATTAAGAGCAAGTAAACACCCTACATTTCCAAGACTACCAAACATAAAAGTAGATGTTGTTGATTTAAATGATATTGAATTGACGGCAGCTATGAAGTGGTTGATGAAGAGATATAAACCATTTGAAGAAAGTTGTTTACGAACTGGTATGTTATACCCTATTACATATACTGATTATGCTCACTATTGGGAACCTATGAGAACTGACAGATGGCCTACTTTATGGGACAAATATGTGGTACATAATGGTAATAAGAGAGTTTATTTTGCAAAACAAAATGGTTATACTCATATAGAGGGTTGGTTTGTTGATTGTAAAGATACAAAAGATATCATAGTTAGAACCACATATATGGGAAAGGAAGATTATCCTCTATGATGGTATTTGATGTAAAAAAATCTTCATCACCTTTTGTAAATAAATTTGCAAGAAACTATAGTCCTATTTGTTTCAATAACAAAGAGGGTGAGGGAGAAAAGTTTTACAATTATACATGGCCTGAATGGGACGGAGATATTCCAAAAGACCAAGAGGTAGTCTTTCAAGGTTTAATTAGAGGTACAAAAGAAGTTTACGATAAATGTCAAGAACTAGATAGAAATTTTTATTACCTAGACCAACCTTATTTCTTCATGTCATCTTATAAAGAACACCCAGCATTTAATGATAGATGGTATAGAGTGATAAAAAATAATACTCAAAAAACTTTTATTGATAAGACACCTAGAAATAAAAGAAGATATGAAAGATTAGTTGAAAGAATTAAATTATTTCCTAAAGCATTGAATGAAATAACTTTAAAACCATGGCAATATGACGGTAAACATATATTAGTTATACCACCAAGTTATCATACAGCCAAATGGTATGATTTAGATAGACATGATTGGGAAAAATATTATGTCAATGAATTGAAGAAACACACTAAAAGAGAAATAAGAGTTAGACATAAGTTTAAAAATAACGCAGACGATATAACACAAGCAAAAAAGAACGGCACAGATTTGTATGATGATTTAAAAGATTGTCATGCTATGGTGTCTTTCCATTCTATGTGTGCCTCTCAAGCAGTAGTGCATGGCATACCTAGTTTCTGTAGTGAACATAGTCCGGCATGGCCTGTAAGTTTGAGTTTAAAAGAATTAGACCAAATTGAAGACCCTTTATATTCTGGTGAAAGAGAATATTGGTTGTACTCATTAGTAGGTTCACAATTTACAGAAACAGAAATGGCAAGTGGCAACGCATATAGATATATAAACGGAGAAAACATATGAGAAAAATAATTGATTTCTTTAAGTCTATCTACAAAAACTGGAAGGCTAAAAGAGAACTTAAAAAACAGGACCCTTTTATTTACAAATGAGAATACTAGGTATAAATTGTTTAAACCATGACGCAGCTATGGCCGTTGTAGATGGTAAGGAAATATTGTGGGCTGCTCATGCTGAACGATATTCACAAATTAAGAATGACCATTATCTTAATTGGGAAATTGTAAACGAAGCAATGAGTTATGGTCCTTTTGACCTTGTAGTTTACTATGAGAAACCATGGTTGAAAAAATGGCGACAATTAAAAGCAGGTCAATACAAGTATGCTTTTGATTATAAAGAATTACCAAGTGTTTATCTAAAACAATTTGGTATCAAGATTGATGAATATGTAAAACACCATCATTCACACATGGCAGGTGGTTATTATACAGCACCATTTGAAGACGCAATGACATTGACGATAGACGCCATCGGAGAAATGGAAACTATGACGGTATGGGATAATGAAAAGATGATTGCTCGTCAACAATATCCTTTATCATTAGGTTTATTATATTCTGCCGTTACACAAAGAATAGGTTTGAAACCTAACGAAGAAGAATATATCACTATGGGTATGGCTGCTTATGGTAAACCTAATCTTACTGAACATATGAAAAAGTTTTTATTAAAAAGAAACAATCATAAAGGTATAGGTCATTATATAGAGTGGGCAAAAGATTACGATTTAGCTGCTTCTGTACAAAAAGTTTATGAAGAAGAACTAGAAAGAATTGTAAAAAAATATTGCAGAAAAATTAATTTAGTAATAAGTGGTGGCTGTGCCTTAAATTGTGTTGCAAATAGTAATCTAAAAAGAAACATCTGGATTATGCCAAATCCTGGCGATAGTGGTTCATCATTAGGCTGTATACCTGCTGTTACAAAAGAAAGATTAAACTGGAAAGGACCTTTCCTAGGTTTCAATATTGAAGGCGAATACCCTATAGACACTATTATAAAAGAATTAGAAACAAATAAAATGGTGGGTGTTGCAAACGGCAGAGCAGAGTTTGGACCTAGAGCATTAGGTAATAGAAGTTTATTGGCCGACCCTAGAGGACCTGAAGTAAAAGATATGGTCAATGAAATAAAGAAAAGACAAAAGTTTAGACCTTTTGCACCTGCTATTTTACTAGAAGATGTACATGATTATTTTGACATGCCACAACCTACAAGTCCTTATATGCAGTTTGTTGGTACATGTAAATACCCTAAAGAGTTTCCAGCAATCATTCATGCTGATGGTACAAGTAGAGTGCAAACGGTAACTAAAGAAGACAACGAGGGTTTTTACAATTTATTAAAAACTTGGAAAGATAAGACAGGTTGTCCTATGCTTTTAAATACAAGCCTAAATATTAAAGGTAAACCAATGGTGAATAATTTATGGCATGCCAGAGATTTTGAGAGGAAATATAATGTCAAAGTTGTATAATTTAGGTTGTAGTTTTGCGTATGGTAATTGTGTACCAGAAAAAAATAAACTATGCGATATACATATAAGTCCAGGCACCTTAATTGCAAAGCATTTAGGTTATGAAGAAGTTAACCTTGCATGTAATGGTAATAGTCTTGACGGAGTATTAAGAAGATTATATACATGGCATTTTGAGAAAGATGGTATTATTCTTATAGGTGTACCACCTGCTGGTAGATTTCAAGTTGTACATCCAAGTGAACAACATACAAACAAAGAAAGAAACTCTAAAGCAAAACTATTCGGTAGAAATACAGAGGCTGAAGAATGTATCAGATATGCATACACAAAAGGTCCAGTAAATCAATTACAACAAACACACAATAAAAAACTTCTTAAAGTATATCCTGATTATTTTTATAGTATAAAATGGGCTGGTGAAAAAATCAAACATATAGATGTCAATGAAACTGCCAGTTATTTACTTAATTTTAATCTTGTTAAAATACAGACAAGATTGAAAGAACTTGGTCTAAAATATTACCTATATAATTCTATAGGTTTTAATTATAAGCCAATTAACCAGGAGACAATTGAACTTCAAGAACAGGTAGATTTGTCTTCTTACTATGAACCAGAGAATGATATGTTTTCATTAGTTAAAACAGATGAGAAATATCAACTCGCAGATGGAGACCTACATCCGAATCATTTGGCCTATGAAGTTTGGTCAAAAGGATTTATTGAATGGTTAAATGGAAAACAATGAGTTATACAAGATTATTTGAAAGTTTAAGCAACGCAACAAGACACGACAATCCATGGGAATATTTTACCTTTGGCAAATCACTATCACCTCAACAAATAGAAGAAATAAAAAATGCCCATATTAATAGAGATGGTGTATTACATGACGGTACAAGGTCAGGTTATAAAGAAGGTGTTGAAAAACAAAATCATAAATTAAGAGAGTATATTACTAAAGAAAATGCCGACAAATATCCTGCTCTAACAGAATTTGTGGAAGAGTTGCAAAGTAAACCTATCAGAGAGATTATCGCAAAGATGGTAGGTAATAAGGAAGAATTTAAAGGTTCATATGTAAGACTAGAAGTCTTAAATGATACAAAAGGATTTTATTTAAAACCTCATTGTGATATACCAGAAAAATTAATATCAAGTTTAATTTATATTAATCAAACAGGCGAGAATGTAAATTTAGGTACAGATTTATATAATGAAGATTTAGCATTGATTGATACCGTACCTTTCTGGCATAACTATGGTTATATCTTTCATGGTCCTAATAAGTGGCATGGCATGGAAGAAGGAAAAGAAATACAAATAGAAAGAAGAGGAATACAATTAAATTATGTTACCTTCAAAACCGACTGGCCAGTACACTAATTACGATTGGTGTAAGGAAACTTACCTGGCTGCTAAACCACATGTAAAAGAATTTAGAGTTGCAATTGATGTAGGTTGCCGTGATGGTGATTTTACAAAAATTATGTTAGATGACTTTGAGTTTGTACACGCCTTTGATTACAGAAATAGAATGAAAGGTTTAGACAATAACAAAAGATATGGATATTATCAAGTTGCATTAGGCGACATAAATAAAGATGATGTTGAGGCATACAAAGGCACCATTGGTAAAAAAGGTAGAAAAGACTCTATCAAAGTAAAACAAAAAAAACTAGATGATTATAATTTTTCAAATGTTGACTTGATAAAGATGGATGTTGAAGGCTATGAAATGAATGTTATCAAAGGTGCAGTTGCAACAATAGATAAAAACAATCCTGTTTTAATTATAGAAGACAATGGCGATACAGGACATGACGCATTAAACTTTCTTCTATCAATTGGATATAAAGTAAAAAGGAAATTTGAGAAACCAAATCCTTTAGATATAGTGTTAGTGAGGTAAAAATGGAAGAACAACAACTATTTAATAAAATGAAAGAGATTGAGGCAGAATATCTGAAACCTCACGATTTCGCAAAATTTAATAACTACTGGTTACCAAGAGAGGTAGTTGAACAAAGTACAAATGTATTATCATATGGTGTACATAGAGATGTAGGTTTTGAGCAGGAGATGTGTGAACTAAATCCTAATTTAAATATACATCTATATGACCCTACACCAGATACGATAAAAATGTGGGAAGGTAGTTTTCCACATAAAGATAAAATGACATATCATAAAAAAGCATATGCTCATTTTACTGGAGAGATGAATTTTTATTACAACAAAAATGACTTGACAAAATGTTATTCATTATTACCATTACCACAATTAGGTGATGGTGCAGACTTTATAACGGTAGATACAATCAATTTAGCAGATAGTTTAAATGATGTTGATGGTAAAGTTGATATTATGAAAGCAGATATAGAAGGTGTGTGGTATGATTTCTGTAGAGAAGTATTAGATTTAAAGGTAGATTTCAAAGCATTAGCTATTGAGTTTGAAGTAAAACTTATTAATAATGATTTAAGTATTAAAAACTATGAAGAACTACTTAAAGAATTTAAATCAAAAGGTTATGATTTATATTTAAATAGACCAAGAAATAAAATTTTAAGTGAAGCAATAATATTAAAGAAATGAAAAAAGTAAACGGCTGGTGGTTACCAGATGACGACAAACATATCGCTGAGAAGATAGAAGAAGATACTCGTATGAATAGAGGTGCTGGTTTTCAGACCGAACAACGAGATTATTCTTTAGCATTAGCAGCTAAGTTTTCTAAAAGAAGAAGATTAGCGATTGATATTGGTGGTCATGTTGGGTTATGGTCAGTTGATTTAGCAGAATTTTTTGATGGTGTATGGATATTTGAACCTGTTCCTCAATTCAGAGAGTGTTTAGTAAAAAACTTAAAAAGTAAACTTAAAAAGAAAAATTATAGAATAGAACCATTAGCTTTAGGTAATAAGTTTAATCAAGATGTAAAACTAAAACTAGGTGGCGATAATTCAGGTGATACACATATTAGTGATGAAGGAGAAATTTCTGTACCAATTAAGAAGTTAGATAGTTATGGTTTAAAAGATGTAGATTATATCAAGATAGACGCTGAAGGATATGAACTAGAAGTTTTAAAAGGTGCAGAATGGACACTAGCAGAAAATAAACCAATGGTGGTTGTAGAAATAAAAGATAAACATTTTAAAAGATATGGTACAGAGTTTTTAGATGGTGTAAAAAAACATATGGAAGATAGAGGTTACTATATTGAGAATGTTATTAATTCAGAGGCATTTTTTGTACATAAATCTCAACAAGTAAGAGAGTTTATGAATCAAAAAGTATATGCTAGGGAGCATGGCAAATGAAAATAGCAGTTGTTACTACAATGAATCAAAGATTGTATGATGAATACGGTCATAGATTTCTTGAAACATACAATTGGCCTTTTGATTGTTTTATATATCACGAAGACAGAATGGAAGCAGTTATAGACCAACATCATTATGGTAAAGATGGTAAAACTCCATTCTTTTATAGAGATTTGTTTAGAGAAACACCACAATGTAAAAAGTTTATAGACAGAAATAGTCATAGACAAATAACAGATAAGAGAAAAGATTTTTGGAAAGATGGTGTCAGATTTTGTTATAAAGTTTATGCATATACAGATTTTCTAGCAACGCATAGAGATTATGATGGTGTTATTTGTATAGACGCAGATAGTGTATTTTATAAAAGAATAGACGCAGAGTGGATTAAAAAATATATTCATAGAGATGATTGTATGATGACTTATCTTGGTAGACCAGTTTATACAGAATGTGGATTTTTATATTTTAATATGAAACACCAGTATGTAAAATTATATGCTGAAGAAATGGCAAGAATGTATACCGAAGATTTAATTTATAAAGAGAAACAACAACATGATAGTTGGATTTGGGATGTAGTTAGATTGAGATTTGAGAAACAACACTTTGTTAAAAACTTTAACATAGGTGATAATAAGAATGGTCATGTACAAGCAAGGTCTATATTAGGTCCTGTTTATGACCACACAAAAGGTTTAAGAAAAAATACAGGTAAAAGTCCGGAGGCAAGAACATGAAAGCAGGAAAAATATGGGGTCAAACAGAGTTAGTACATGCTAATGGAGTATTAGAGTTTCATAGAATAGAGTTTAAAAAAGGAGTTGCTTGTTCTAAACATAAACATGACTTCAAATGGAATGGTTTTTTTGTAGAGAAAGGTAAAATGTTAGTCAGAGTATGGCAGAAAGATTATGACCTAGTAGATGAAACTATTTTAAAAGCAGGTGATTTTACAAGAGTTAAACCTGGTGTGTTTCACCAGTTTGAAGGATTAGAGGACGGCGTGGCATTTGAGTTATATTGGGCAGAGTTTGACCATAATGACATACAAAGAGAATCAGTAGGTCATAAAGTTGAAAAATCTAAAACATTATCTGAAACAATGCAAGATAATTTAGAACCTATTGATGATGACGCATATACAAATGAGGCAATATGATGATAAATGTTTTTATTGGTTATGATGAGGGCGAAAAAGTTGCCTTTCATGTATTAGCAGAGAGTATTAGAAAACATGCTAGCGAACCAGTATCTATTACACCTTTATGTTATACACAAATAAAAGAATTTACCAGAGAAAAACAACCTAATCAATCTACAGACTTTGCTTTTAGTAGGTTTATGGTACCATATTTGAGTAACTATAAAGGTTGGTCTATTTTTATGGATTGTGATATGTTATTCAGAGGTGATATTGTAGAATTATGGAATATGAGAATATTTAAATATTCTGTAATGTGTTGTCAACATGATTATGTACCAAAAGAGGGTAAAAAATTCAGAGGTGCTACGAATCAAGCATTTCCTAAAAAGAATTGGTCTAGTTTGATGTTATTTCATAATATAATGTGTACTAAATTAACACCAGATTATGTAAATACGGCAACAGGTTTAGAATTACACCAGTTTAAATGGTTGCCAAATGATTTGGCATGTGGTAGTATACCACTTGAATGGAACTGGCTAGTTGGTGAATACGACTATAACGAGAACGCTAAGAATGTTCACTATACACTAGGCGGTCCTTATTTTAAAGACTACAAAGATTGCGACTATGCAGACGAATGGTTTAAAGTTTATAACGAGTTAAAGCGGATTGATTTATGAAGTTAGTTAAAGATAAAGTAAATGATTTTTACAGGTGGGTAAAAGGTACTGAACTTGTTGAATTAGACGACATTGATGTATCAGAGGATCCTGTAAGACCAGAGTTGACATTAGGTTGGCGTATAACTCATGGTCGTAAAATCTTTGGATTACAATATGATAAAGAAATAGAAGGAATTATATGCCTTGCTTTTACAAATGACATACCAACTACCGTAAAAGAAATGGATATGATGAGCGAACTTGCACACATCAAGAACGAAAAAAATATTGCTATCGCATACACCGTCTGGTCGAGAAAAAGAGGTGCAGGCAAAGAAATTATAAATAAGGTTTTAGAACATGCGAAGCAAATTGGTATTCAAAGAGTTGTTACATTATCTCCTTTGACGCCTATGGCAACACATTTTCACATTAGAAACGGCGCAAAGCAGATTAACATTAACGAGGACACACAAAACTTTGAATATGAGCTTATCAATTAGAAAATTCATTGTAAAATTGCGAATGTGGTATGCAGATGTAAGAGGTCATCACGGTAAGAAATGGAATTACGAACCGGGAGATTATTACATGGGCAGACATTTAAACAGACGCAATGATAAAAACACATAAAATAGGTTGGCAACATTGCCTATCACATCAACTCTGGCCAGCAATTGAAAAAGGTTGGCAAGATGAAGGCCGTCCTGTACACTTCTTTTGGGGTTTAGCAGGTAATAATATTAGAGAAATACAGAGATGTATAGATTTTGGCATTGAATGGTGGTATGTTGATGTTGGTTACCTCACACAACAAATAACTAGATATCCCGAACCTAAAATACACGATTACGACAAAACATATTTCAGAATATGTAAAGGTAATATTCATACTATAAGATGTAAAGTTGGTGATGGTACAAGAGTATCAAAACTAGAAAGTCAAGGTATAGATTGTCTATTCAAAGGTTGGGGTGGTGGTGAAACTAAACATATATTATTAGCACCATCATCACCTACGGTAACTCATCATATTAATGGCATGACTCAAGAAAAATGGGTAGATGAAGTTACAACTGAAATTAGAAAAGTTACAGACATGCCAATCAAGTTTAGAAATAAACCTAGACCAGGAAATGAATGGTGGGAAACTGATATTAGAGATAACTTCAAAGATTGTCATGCCTTGGTAACTAATATGTCATTAGCGGCTGTTGACGCAGTAATAAACATGGTGCCTGTATTTACACACCAAAGACATATATGTAGTTTTATCTCAAGCAAAGACTTATCTAAAATAAATAAACCTATGAAACCAGGTCATAAGACCATGAATGAGTGGATTAAAATGGTTGCAGATAACCAGTTTACCCTACAAGAAATAGAGAGTGGTATTGCTTATGAGATACTTAAAAAACAAATATAGATGGATAGGATTTTCACTTGCTGTTATAAGTGTTTTTATCTTATCAGCTGCTAATGTATCAACACAATGGATTGGTTGGTCTTTTAGTGTAGTAGCCTGTGTAATGTGGGTGTATTTTGGTTATAAAGATAAAGATTGGCCTAGAACTTTGATGGAATGTATGTATTTGATATTGTCATTAAGAGCAGTATTTAATTGGTTAGGTATATGATTGAAAAAATTATTGCAAGAGGTGAAGAATTAAAAACATTACAAGGGCATGATAGATTACAATATCTGGTAGACTTAGCAAAAGAAGTAAAACCATTATCAGATAATGAAAAAATTGATGAAAATAAAATAAGAGGTTGTGCTAGTAATTTATGGGTAGTAGGTGAAAAAAACAAAGATAATACAATGTCATATAAACATGATGGTGACGCTTTTATTACCAAAGGCACAGCAAAAATTATATTAGATATTGTAAATGGTGAAAAAGCAGACGATATAAGTAAATTAAAATTAGAAGATTTTAAGCATTTAGGTATTAGAGAATTGTTAACAATGCAAAGACAAGTGGGTTTTGCAAGTTTGATTGAAAAAGTGATAAGGATAGCTGATGAATAATTTTGTTTGTGTATGTTATGGTGACAAATATGCCGTAGAGTATGTTCAAAAACTTTATAATATGGTATCAAGAAACACCAATCATTTAGTAAACTTTTATGTATTTACCGACCATGTGAAGATGAACAAGATGGTAAATGGTGGTAGATTATATGTAAAACAATTTCCCGAACATGATTTACAAGGTTGGTGGAATAAAATGCAGTTATTTCATCCAGATTTACAATTACCAGGTAATACTTTGTACATGGATTTAGATGTAGTTATAACAGAAAACATTGATTGTTTCTATGACTATGAACCAGGTATAGATTTTGTAGGTATGAATGACTTTAATCCTTGTACTGGTTTGTGGAACTCTAGTATTATGAGATTTAATCATTCAAAAGTTTCACATGAGGTGTGGAAAAGATTTGTGGAAAATAGACCTGAATGGTTGAAAAGGTTTCCTGGTGACCAAAACCTTATTTCTCATCTCCTAAAAGAAAATTCGGAGGGAAGGGTGTCCGTCTCCTCATTTCCTGACTCGTGGACACAATCTTATAAGTGGTATGACCGAAAAGGTAATAGATATTCAAGACAGGATATGACCTTTGAACATAATGGCGAATCGTTGGTAACCGTGTTTCACGGACAGCCAAATCCTCATGAATCAGACAAGGAAT